CTTCTGGGATATACTAATGGCATGAGTTATAAAGGACGCTACAAACCATCAAACAAACATAAGTATAAGGGTGATCCTACCAATATTATTTATAGGAGTTTGTGGGAACGCAAATTTATGCTATGGTGTGATGGTAACGCAAATGTTTTGGAGTGGGGAAGTGAAGAATACGTTATACCTTATCGTAGTCCCTTGGATAATCGTGTGCATCGCTATTATCCCGATTTCTATGTTAAAGCAATCACGAAGAACGGACGACTTGCGAAATCAATCATTGAAATTAAACCTTATGTACAGACTAAACCACCGAAACGCAGGAAACAGAAGTCTCGGACGTTTCTAAGTGAAGTTAAGACATATAACGTGAATGCTGCTAAATGGAAGGCAGCTAGGTCTTGGTGTATGGATAGGGGGATGACATTTCTTATATTAACTGAAAATCACTTAAATATTAAATGAGCATTTTCACAGACGTAAAAGATTTAGCAGGTGGTGCCTTTCGTAGTAAGTCGTGGTACCGTGAGCAACTCCAGTTTGGACTACAGTCTTATACTGGTGCTTTTACCGTGGGTGATATTATTTTCTTCAATTATAGTGCTCAGACACCAGATTTACTATTCTGGGATACCTTCCCAATGGTACAAATAACTGATGTAGACTATGATAAGAAGCAATTCTCTGGTGGTAATATACACTATTTACGTCCTAGTACACGTAAATCAGTAGGTGCCAGCTGGGCAGCTGGTAGTATTTCATATCCTATGCGTTGCCACCATAAATACTTTATGAATAGTTGTACAAGTGTGTACGAAGTACCACGTGATAACTTTGAAGATATGACTCCTATACCAGTGGAGCAGTTCGTTATGAGACCTAAGGGTCTTAAAAAGATCTTGGAGGTTCCAAGTCGAGTTATATGGAGTAGACTAAAATGAGAACAGGATTTAATGTCTTCCTAGACACGGTTATGAGTGGCAATAAAGAGCCATCTCGGAGTAACCTGTATGAAGTTAGAATTCCAATTCCTGCTGTAGTTTGGACAAGAAATCCTGACCTCAGGTCAAGGCAGACTGAACTAGCACAAGCAATAGATATGTTTGCTGATGATGTATCAGTACCTGGTAGAAGGGTTACTACATCATCTATTAAAGCAGTCGGTGTCCAACACAAGTATGCAACTGGTCAAGCAGTTAGTGAATTTACCTGTTCATTCATTGTTACTAAAGATATGATTCATAGGCAGTTATTTGACCAATGGATGAATTTAACTGCTGCTGATCAAGAGAATAGAGTCACATTCTATGATGAATATGTAAGTAATATTCTTGTTGCTAAGTGGGAATTAGCAGCACCTGTAAAGATGGAAGGATATATAAATGATGTTAAATATGAGAGTAGAATGAATAGGTCTTCTGCTGTATGGCAGATGTTTGGAGCATTTCCTGTAGATATGTCTGGACACCAATTCAATAATGCTCAAGCAGATCTAATTAAGTTGGATGTTACCTTTGCATATGAGAGACATAGGTTTGATACCATTCAAAATGACTTACTTCCTTGGAAAGCAGATACTAAAGATAAGGTAGTTAACCCATTTGGCACTGTTAGTGACATACTTGGACTAAATATCGACCAAGGAGAAGTAGCTGGATTTAGCTAGCTAAATAACTTATATTAATGCATTCGTTATGCCTTTACCTAAATTAGCCATCCCTGAGTATGAGATGGAGTTGCCTATTACAGGCAAAAAAGTACATTATCGACCTTTTCTTGTAAAAGAAGAGAAATTGCTTTATCTTGCAATGGAGTCGAAAGACGACAAGCAAATGATGAAAGCAGTGAAGACTATCATCAAGAATTGTACCAACCTTAAAGGAAAAGTTGAAGAACTTGCAACCTTCGAGATTGAGTATATCTTCCTTAAGATTCGTTCTAAGGCAGTTGGTGAAGTTAGCGAATTTACAATTATCGCACCAGATGATGAGAAAACTAAGGTGGAAATTCAAATCCCCCTAGAAGACGTGGAAGTCCAAATCCCAGAAGGTCACACTACTAAAATTGAAGTAGGTGATGGGGTCGGTATTATTATGAAATATCCGTCAATCGATGTATTCATCTCACAGAATATGTCTGAAACACCTGGATTAGAGGATATCTTTAAACTTGCTGCTAATTGTATTGAGCAGGTTTATGACAAGGAAGAAGTATATGATGATTTCACTCCAGCAGAAGCATTAGACTTCCTAGAGAATTTGAATAGTGAGCAGTTTGCAAAGATTCAAAACTTCTTTGAAACTATGCCTAAACTCTCTCATACAATTCCTGTATATAACCCTAAGACTAAGGTAACCAGTGATTTAGTATTAGAAGGACTAGCATCTTTTTTCGAGTAGCCCTTATGCACAATAGTCTTGAGAATTACTACAAGACTAACTTTGCATTAATGCAACATCACAAATATTCACTTGAAGACTTAGAAAATATGATGCCTTGGGAACGTGACGTTTATGTCGGTTTACTTATGGCACACATAGCTGAGGAGGAAAGACGGAATAGTCAAGCTCAATCTGGAATGTCGCTATAATGGCAATTCGTAGTTTTGTCAAAATCAAACCTGTAGCAGTTAAGAATCCTCTTGACGCAGGGTTTGCATCGATCGGCAAAGGTATCAATAGTCTTGGTACAACTACGGAAAGTGTTGCTAAGAATTTCTCGCAAGCACATGAGCTTATTAAGTTTGAGCGTGAATGGTTAGCAAATAAGGGGCGACAACAAGTAAATAAATTAGAGGACGAGAATAAGGAGGAGAAGAAAACCTTCAAGTCCATGTTAAATTCTCTAAAGAAAAAGTTTAAGAAACAGAAAAGAAATAAAGCAGAGGATGCTGCCGAAGCAGGTGAGAAAGAAGCACAGAAAGAGGGAATAGATGCTGCTAAGTCAGCAGCTAAGGGTCCGATTAAGTCATTCTTAGAAGGTATTGGTAAACTACTGACCAATATATTCACTTTCTTTTTAGCTTATGGAGCATTAGATTGGTTATCTAAAGCAGATCCTGAGAGGATTACTAAGACTTTTAAAGCAATCTTTATGATTGGTAAGTTTATTGCCAAGATCATAGGGTTTGGTGTGAACGGAATACTTAATGGTCTTACTAATCTAGTAGGTAGGGATTTTGGTGAAGGACCAGTTAAGAGGTCATTAAGAGGATTACTTGGTGCTTTCCAATTAATCGGTGGTATTGCTGCACTTAGGGCTGCACAGTACCTAATTATGCCTTGGAAGGCAATTAATGATATTCAGAGACTACGCAATGTCTTTGATACTCATGGTACAATGCAAGCGGAGCAAGCAGTTGACCGCAAGACACGTATTAACGGGTATAGGGATAGAAGGACGGGTGTAATATACACTAAAGAAGAATACCAAGCTAATATGAAGGCTGCTCAGAGAGCAGACAGGAAGAGAGGTAAGAGAGCAGGTAAGGGGATGTCCTCTAACCTGTATGAATCTGAGATGAAGGGTCGATTCCAGACCCAATATAAACCAAGAAGTAAGACAGGTCTCCAGAAATTAGCCCAGAGAGGAAAGATTGGGTTTAAGAAGGGTGCCAAAGGATTACAGAAGAATTTCATGAAACCTGGATTCCAGAAGGGATTAGCAGGTATAGGTGGTGTTACTAGAGCACTAGGTGGATTAGCATCAGGAGAGGATCCAACTTCAGCAGTTGGTGCAGGTGCAGGTATGGCAGCAGGTGGTATTTTAGGTGCTGCTGCTGGTACTGCACTACTAGGTCCATTCCTAGGTCCTTTTGCACCTATGGTTGGTAATGCTATTGGTAGTTTCTTAGGTGAGTGGGTAGGTAAGACATTTGCACCAGTACTTAAACCATTATTTGAACCTATTGGAAGGTACTTCTCATTACTAGGAGATTATATAAAGACTGTTTGGCAATCAGCTGGTGGAGGAGAATGGTTAAGTGAGATAGGTGAGTTATTCTCTACACTCTGGACTATACTTCAGCCTGGACTGAAGATAATGTGGGACTTTATTAAGTTTGTTACGGGAGCATCATTTAAAATTATAGGTGAGACCGTAGGTTGGATAGTTAATAATGCAAAAAGGTTAATGAACCCTGGCAGTATCGCTGGAGGTGTGGTAGACTTCTTAACGTTCGGACTAACGGATGTTGATGGTATGAGTAGAGCAAAAGGTGGAGAAGTTGATGCTAAGCCCCCAGAGATGGCAGCAGGAGGAGGACTTGTAGGTCCTCAGTTGAGTATTATGCAAGCAATCGGTGGAGCGATGCTTGGTGGTGTAGTAGGTGGTATATCCATGTTAGGATTTGCTGCTGCACCAGCAATGGCATTCATCGGTGGAGATATTGGTAGACTTGCACAATTATTTGGTACAGGTGGTAGTGCAGTTATTGCAGGTAAAGGATTAGGAAGTGCTGCTGCGTCAGTTAAGGCTATTAATACAGGAGATTTAAAGAATAGTAAGACAGAAGAAGAGCTTAGAAATGAGGAGCTACAAAAACAATTACTAGAGACTGGCAACATCTTTAATAAGATGGTCATTAAGA